CCGAGAGTTCTCTTGGCTGCGTTCCCATCAGGATACCCGGCCCATTTAGCCCACATCTCTCCCATGTAGTTCACTAACTGGGCTTCGTTCTGGTCTACGGGCTGTTGTTGGACGGGTTGAGGAGGTGGAGTGGATCTCAGGGTTTCCAGTTCCTGCTTGAATCCCTGACCCCAACGCTTGGTATTGACTTGGGCATCTGCTAGTTTGGCGGTGACTTCTAACGGGTTTCCGGTAAACTTCTCTCCGGTTTCGAGTTCTACGTTAAGGTTTCCATCAGGCAATGTCTCGATCTTGTTCGGCAAATTCAACCTCCGTGGGAACGCCACGATTTAGTTTCGACTCTTGTAATAGCATTTCTCTATCGTATTGTAAATCCGAGATGTAAGCGTCCACTCCCATCAGCATCGATTCTCTCTGGGACCATCGCATCTGCAAAGCAGCCTTGACCTCATTCGAGGCATAGGGAGCCTTCCGCATATCCTCCAGGGCTTCGGTGACCCAAGACTGCATACGCGCACGAATCCTGTACCACCCGGCAGTGTTGGTGGTTTGGTAGACCTCTCTAACTTCCGCTAGATGATCCAGCTCCGGCTGTGTTAGGGGGTTGATCACTGGGTAAAGTTAAGTTCGTTCCGGTAAATTCGTTCACTAAACTGTGCGCCACATCCGGCGTCATTACCTTGTCAATTAACTTCCCGATCAGGTGCGTTTCGTCCTTATCTCCCGCTACCTGCTGCTGAGACTGCAATCTGGCATTCTGTTCCTGCATCTTCATCATGAACGGAGCCATCTTCAACTGCATGGCCTGCTGCTGTTCCTGCGGATTCATCTGCGTCCACAGAGCCATGGGAGCCAGTCCGAAGGTATCGTTGATCAGCCTTTGGACCTGTGCAAAGTCGATTCTCATGCCCTGCTGGAAGGCTAAGGAATCCAGTTCGGGATTGAGAATCGACTGCAACAGAAGCCCGATTCCGCCCTGAGCCAGAGCTGCCTTGATTCGCATCTTGCTCGAAGCGTTCATGCGGAACCGGACCCCAGCGTTCACGACCTCTACCGGATCAATCTGAACCAACTGTCCTTCCGCTCCCAAGACTTGTTGCATTTCATCTAACGGAAGGAAAATCTGGTTCAGGGCGTGAATGACGTTTAACGCAGGGACAATGAATTGATCTTCCGCGTTTTCGACGTGGTACTGGATACGCTGCCCAGAAGCACTTGCCTGAGTTGAGACGCCAGTTGCGGATCGATTGGCCGAATTTCCCCCCGAGGAAGGGGTTCCAAGGACAGCAAGGTCAGTGACTCCGGTTTTCTTTTGTACTCGCCGTTCAAGGGCATCGACTTCGATGTATGCGTCTTGAGTGACTGGTTTTGAGTCCATCCACTTGACATCATTTTGCGGGTCCTCCACCTTCCAGACCACTCCCGGTCGTAAACGCTGTTGGGACGCCGAGAATGCTCTACCTTCTTTTACAATCAAAGGACGGTGAATCATCAAATTCAATTCATCGATACGGGCATTGACGATAGCCTCGGCCAGCTTCTGATCGCCTTCTACCAGATCACAGATCGACAGCCCCGCGAACCTTCCCGGAACATCGACATAGAAGGCATCCAGAAACGGCAACATGCCAAACTGATTGGGTTGGTTATAGGCAACCCACTGTCTCCCGATTAACCAGACATGCCGATTGGCCTGCCAGTAGCGAATGACTTCCACTCTCGCCTGTGAAGGGTCGGTTGAGTAGTCGATGGTTGGCTGGTAGGTCATCCCCCGAAAGGCTTCCTGATTCATTTTCGAGGAGTCGCCCTGAGTCATCGTCTTGATTTGGGAGAGTTTAGCCAGATCAGAGGCGTTGGGAATGTTGAAGCCGTCTGTACCTTGATACTCCAGCAGCTTGTTTACGCTGAGAAGATGTCGGGTAGCGCAGAATCCCCCATCATTGGGGTTGTGAGAATTGCAGTTCGGGTCCCAGTAGAAGTCTCGAATATCGACGTTGGACAGGGTAGGTCGGACTACGTGTTGCGTCGTAAGCTGTCTCTGGACCACGGAGCGGAATTGTCCAGTGGGGACGGCGACGGGTTCTCCGGTGAGGGGGTGAGCGATGGTTTGGCGTATTGGAATATCGGTTCGGGTGAAATGATTCCGCGTGATGTTCCGATCCAAAACCCCGAATTCAACAAGTCCATTTCCATAGATATAACTTGATTTATATGCTCTCCGGGCGATTTCTCGAAGGGTGAGGTACTTTCCAGGTTCTCCGATGTCTTGCAGTTGCCACGAGATAAGATCCCTAACGGCGGCTGCTTGGGCTGGAGTAGAGCCGGGTTCCGGCTCAACATCGAATGGTAAGCGATTGTTGTCGGGAAAAAGAGCAAGCACGACATTTGGTAGCAGAGCTTCAATCTGCTCCAGAGCGAGAAAGATGCCAACCGAACTTCTTGGAATCTTGGTCCCCTCCCAAGTTTTCCGTTGTGTCCAAGCAAGGTATAGCTGATCTGATGTTCGGAATCGCCAATCATGATTGATGCTTCGATATGCTTCGGCCTTCTTGAAGTCTCCGAGGGCGATTTTAGCGGCATATTCATCACTCCATTTATCAGTCGGAAGTTTGGGATTGTCTCTCTCCTCGGTAGTCAAAGGCGCCAGTCCGGGACCGTTGGGAAGGTTGGACGGAGCGTTCGTAGACGGAGTAGCAGACATCGAAAAATTGGTCAGGCTCGCCTGCGCGTCATTGTCCGGCATGTTTTATGTATTCGCCCAAGTTTTACGTCTGATTATCTGCCAGATGCAACTACGGTGAACTCCGAACAATTCCGCCAATCGCACGGACCCAGCACCAAAAGAAGCCACATCCCTAATGAACTTTATTGACTTTATAGTGAACGGCGTCGATTCCCCTCGCTGCGTATTGATTATGCTTGGAACTTGTTCTAAATGATCAGGATTTACGCAGCCTCGATTACGGCACAAATGGTCTAATTCAAGGCCCTCTTTAACTGGCCCTTTGAATCTTTCGAAAATTACTCGGTGCGCTCGATCTTTGAAAGCTCTGCCGTATCCCTTCTTGTCCTTGCATTTAATCCACTCCCAACAACCGGATTCGGGGTTTACTGTCCAGTGAACGCCTTCTTGTCCATACGATGATCTGTCTAGTTTTTTCATCTCACCAGCCCGTTAAACTATCTACCAAATTCGTCTCTGGTTCTTTCATACCATACAACTCATCCATAAGTCGTTTTAATTCAGGCTTGAAACTGGGAACCGTCACCGAACCATCGGGAAGTTTCACCGATTGCGAGGGTGTAGCATACGTCCTTCCCTGCGGCAAAACGTCCGAATTGACCCCTCCATCCCGGTTCTGCATGGCATCGGCAATCGTATCGAGAATGTCATCGTGGGCGTATTTCGGGAACCTCATAATCTCATTGATGATGGCTAGTTTGTGGGGTTGATTGTCGGCAAACTTGATGCTTCCGTTATGAAACCATGGCTGTAAGCCTTTGATTCGTTGTTGTTTACTAGTCCGGTTATCGCGTTTGATTTCCACGATGGGAAGGTATTTTCCGCGTTTTTCCATCTCGCGTTTAAGAAACGGTAACAGCACTCTTGCGTGGGCTTCTTTCTCCACTTTGATGTCCACGAGACGAGGGTGAATAGCCGTGAGTTGGAAGAGTAGATTGATAACCTCAAAGGGAGTAAATCGGCCCCGCAGGATGGACAGGATGTACAGGGTTCCATCATGCCCAAATCCATGAGGCGTAATAACCGTATAGTCGTTATCGGACAACTTGTTCGTGCTTGGCTCCATTCCAGCGAGATCGACGGTGATATGGAGACTGAGATAGGCATAGAGTTCCTTCATGGCCTTCATCGGAACCCAGACAATCTCATCCTGCGATTCAATGAGTCCAGCCTTGTCCGGAATCGGATTCATCAGGTACTGAGAAGAAAGCACTCCCCAGCCTTGCAAAGGATCTTCGGCAATTCCTAAAAGTCCTTCGGCGGGGAGTCGAGAGGGCCAAAGAGTCTTACAATGTTTGAAGAGTTCGTGGGGCTGGGGGAGAAGCGTGCAATGACATTCAGCACGGGAAACTTCGCCTTCAAGGACGGCTGACTGCTTGTAGATCGTATACGTCTTAACGTCCTTTTTAGCTTCTTCGTCAAGGACCGTTGCATAAGCATCAGAGAAATCGTAAGTAGTCCCAACGAGATACCACCAACCACGCTGATAACCAATAGGACGTTTGTCCGAATCCGGGGCGGTTTCAAGGAGGGGCCAGAGCATCCCAAGATGTTGTTTAACCGTCTGGATCTGTTCTGGAGTTCTAACGTTCTCTTTGTCAACAACGTCATCATTATCAATTACGTCGTAGTGCTTGGAAGCGACTACGGCTCCCACCGAGACAGTGCCAACTGTGGGTTCTTTTGCGTTAGGACGACGACAGTTTGGGACCGTGAATTCATCTTGGTTACCAAAATCTTTTGCAGTTTTCGCATTTGGGCAGTACTCAGGGTAGAGGTAACGGAAGTTGTCGTTGAACTGGAAGTGCCCTTTGATTTCCTTGAGGAAGCCATGTACCTGATCTCCCGTTCCCGAACTCAACAATATCCTTATATTGGGATAGTTGAGTATCCATTGAATCATGTGTCCCATCATGCAGGTAGACTTCAGATGTCCACGGGGCATGAGAATCAACGCTCTGCGTAAAGCCTCCGGAGTCTCCAGATCCCAGAAGTTGGGAACTTCGGGAACATAGCCTTCTACCAGTTCCTTGAACGTGCCCGGAGACTGACCGTTGGGTACGAAACGCTGGTGGGTCCAATCCCTTCCCCCCTTGAATTTCTGGAGAGAAGAGATCAGACCTCCATGCACAGCCTTTGAAACATCCTTATATCCGAGGATGTGATTACAGAGCCAAAAGAGATTGGTCCTCCCTTTTTGACGGAGGATGCGCCACTCTTCTACGGTAAAGCCATCGGCCAGAAAGCCTCCCTAGATGGGCAATTCTTCCCAGATCAACTGTCCCACCCAAGTAGCGGAAGTCAAAGCCGAACTTCCACCCAAAGCTGCCATGGAACCGGGGGGGACGCAGATCGACCCGCCAACATCAAAAGCCGAGATGGCAGAACCGAACGCAGCCGCTGCCGTGGCCCAATAGTAGTTTCCCAGGAAGAAAGCATTGGTCAAAGCCGTCGAAGAAGTCAGGGCGGCGTTGGTATAACCCTTCAATGCCGAGCCAGTGGTTAGGGTCAACTGGTTTACCGGGTTGGTCAGAGTCGCCTGCGTAATGGCGGCGGTCGGACCATAGTAGATACCCCAGAGAACCGTCCCGGCTGCGCTTGCAGCAACTGCCTGACCAAAGCTAGCCTGAAGGATAAACGCGTTCTTACCCGACCCGGCAGGGTTCCAAATGGCGATCTGGGGAGTTCCCGCAGCAGCTCCGACATAAGCAGTAATCGCAGCGGCAGCCGAGACGCTCAGAGAGAATACGTTCCCCTGATAGGTAGACTCGACATATCGACCGTGAGCATCGGAAGCTGCCTGCGATCCGTCCTTGGTTAAGCGAAGTTGGCGATACTGGTTATTGACGCCTCCCGAGAGAGGGCCGATGATTCCGGGTAACAGACCTGCAACATTCCACTGGGCCGATGACATTTGGTTTCTCCTTGCTCCTGGGGAGCGGTTATTCTGCCT